GCGGCGCTCCTTGCCTGGCGGGAGGGGTGGGGCGCGTTCTGTCCCCACAAAAACTGTGCGGGATTCCAGCACGCCGCCGGCATCCCCTATGAGACCTGGATCGAGGGAGACCTCGAGTTCGTCCGCCGCAGCGACGCGATCTGCATGGTCGGCAACTGGACCACCTCGCAGGGCGCATGCCGGGAATATCTGCTCGCCCGGGAGATCGGCATTCCCATCTACCGATTCTCTCCGCCGTTCCACATCCGGCCGATGTCGGCGCCCGCACTCCCGATCTACGACGCCCTGGCCGAGGAGGTCCTCGCGGGATGACTCCCCCTCCAGGCTACGTCAGGAGTTCGACCGAGGGGGGCCTCAGGATCGTCATCGAGGGCAATGAATGCATCCTGGACCCGCAGACGGCCGCTGACCTACTTTATCGCGGCTACCAGGTCCCCCTTTGCCGGTATGCTCCCTCGGCAGCGCGCCACGGGTTTGACCCCGGGGAGATCGGCCACATTACGCCCTCTGCCCCTGACGGCGCCGAGGCCGAGCACCTGATCCTCACAATCCACCCTGGTCGAGCATATCTCGCCCTTGCCGGCGAGGTGCGGGAAGTGCTGACCAGAACTCGCGATATCTGTAAGGTGGTGGGCGAATGAGCAATAGAGGGACTTATAATCAGGGACGCCCGCCGCTCAAACGGATTTACGTAGATCGTGACGTAAAGATCTGGATCGCCTCACTCAGGATCCTCTGGAACATGGATCGCGAGAACGACGTCATTAAGAAACTATTGAAGGATGCGAAAAAAGCCCAGGCTAAGGAGGGCGCGCCCTAACTCCTGCCAGGCGGGGTCTGCAGCGCCCCATCCGATATCAGGGCCCCTCACTAGGTCATTTAGCCTAAATCCGCCCTCCTTTTGTATTTGGGTATCAAACTGTTCCTCATGTCAAAGCTCACCTCTTTTTTCCTCGCCCTCTGGGAATGGGCCCGGGCTTGGTTCCGCCCCGCTCCTGCAGACCCGCTCGCCCCGACTGCACCTGGAGGGACCGAGGGCCCCGCGCTCGCCGAGGTCGACGGCTACGAGGTCCTCGGTCTGTATCGCCACTACAGCACCAAGGACCCGGAGGCCTGCATCCCCTACACGAACGTCGACCCCGGCGTCTACCCTGACGTCTGGGTGGTCATGCGCGAGACGACCCATGCCCATCCGCGGGTCATAGGTCTTGAGGTCGACGGTTACGAGGTCCCGATCGAGGACGTGCAGCACGTCGCATCTCCGGAGGCATCCAGCGATCTCCACATCGCTGTCGTCCGCTATCCGCGATATGCTCGCTACCGCCGTCCTGGCCCACATCGCGTGGTGGTCCTGGTCGGGGAGTCGCTCGGCCGGTATCAGGTCCAGTGGAAACACCGCATCCCGTTCACCATCCGGACGGTGAGCGCCGAATGATCGAGTCGCTCCCCATCTACGAGATCGGTGCGGTTGCCGTCACCGCAGCCGCGACCTGGCTCGGTGCCCGGGCATGGTATCGGCGTGCCGCCCCGGTCGCATCGGACACTGTCGACGTCGTCGTCGAGGCCGGAGAACTCCTGACCGCGGTCCGGGATATGCTCCGGGACGGGGCCACGGCTGAGGAGGTCCAGCGGACCGTCGAAGAGGCACAGGACGTGATCGTCGCCGTGAAGAGGCTCGCGCCGTAGAGATGGCTGGCGAGAAATGGCACGACGGGATCCCGGACCAGGTCCGGCGGATGGCGGGCCGGTCTAAATCCGGGCTGACGGATAAGGAGGTCGCCGAGGAGTTCGGGGTCGCGGTCCGCACCGTGCACCGGTGGAAGAAGACGCACCCCGAATTTCTGAAAGCCCTGATCGAGACGAAGGCGACCCTGGACTCTCGGGTCGAGCTCTCGCTCTACCGGGTGGCGATCGGCTATCGCTACACTGAGGTTGAAGTCACCCTCGAGGACGGCGAGGTCACGAAGCGGATCGAGCGTGAGCGGGAGGTCCCCCCGAACGTGGCCGCGATCCGGCTCTGGCTGACGAACCGGGACGCCGCGAACTGGCGCGATAAGCAGGACGTGAACGTGACGGGCGACCTCACGATCACCCTCCACGCCGTCGATATGGGGGTTATCGATGAGTGACCGCCCGCTCTTCTGCGAGATCAACTCCCGGTTCCTCTCCATATTCACGAATCACCCTGATGCCCGGGAACTTGTCTTCTACGGAGGATCCGGGTCCGGTAAGTCGACGAGCGTTGCACAGATCCTCCTAACCCGCTTCCTCGACACGAAGCAGCCCCCGGTCCGGATGCTCTTCTCCCGGAAATGGCTCTCGGCGCTGAAGACGACGCTCCTCGTCGACTGCATCCGCATCCTGCAGGCGTGGGGCGCCTACGACCGAATCGAGCACAACAAGAACGAATCGTATATGCGGTTCGGGCAGAGTCGGATCGACTTCCTCGGCCTTGACAACCCGGAGAAGATCAAGGGGGCCGAGTATAACTATATCTGGCTGGAGGAGGCGACCGACTTCGACCTCGAAGACGTTCGACAGCTCCGCCTCCGTCTCGGCCGAAACAAGGCCAACGAGAACGCGAAATATATCTTCACCTTCAACCCGATCGACGCGCAACATTGGACGTGGACCGACCTCGTGCAGACGGAGAAGCCCGGCCGCGTCGTCAGACTCTCGACCTACAAGGACAACATCCGCAACCTCTCACCCGATTGGATCGCGGACCTCCTCGCCCTCGCCGAGCAGGACGAGAACTATTATCGAATCTACGCGCTCGGCGAACCCGGCATCCTGCAGAACGTTATTTATACGAAGTATCGGGTCGGCGATTACAAGATCCCGCCCCCCGACGCCGTCGGCGTCGACTTTGGGTACAACAACGCGACGGCCGTCATCGGACTCCGCCAACTCTCGGACCGCCTGCAGGTCTGGGAGATCCTCTACCAGTCTCGCATGACCAACGCGGACCTGATCGAGTGGCTCACGGCACACGGGGACCTCTGGCACCTCACCGAGCAGGTCCCGCTCTACGCCGACGCCGCCGAACCGAACCGTATCGAGGAACTCCGGCGCGCCAGATTCAACGCACGGGCGGCCGATAAGAGCGTCAAGGACGGCATCGACTTCTGCAAATCGCAGACGCTGGAGGTCCATAGCAGCGCCTCGAACCTGATCCGGGAGATCCGGACCTACAAGTACCGCGAGGACCGCAGCGGCAGGGTCTACGACGAACCCGTCAAGTATAACGATCACGCGATGGACGCGATGCGCTACGGCGCGTATTCGCATTTCGGACAGCGCCACAGCGTCAGCATCCCGCGGGAGTGGCTCTCGTTTGGAGGTGCCCGATGAGCCTCTCCGGCTGGTTCTCGCTGGCGTTCACGCTGCTCTTCGGGCTCGCGTTCGTAGTGGCACTAATTGGAGGCTAACATATGGCAGAACCAGAACTCACACCGAAAGAAACCCGCGTCGTGCGCGGCACGAAGGCCGAAGGAACCGTTGCGTTCCAGTCGAGCGAGAACGCCTACGCGGCCCCGAAGATCACGCCGGAGAAGGCGCGGAACTACTTCGAGCAGAACATCCACCTCGCCACGCAGATTGTGAACCTCCTCCCGCAGGTGTTCCCCGGCGCGCCGGACGTCTACGTCGAGGACCGCGACCTCGAGCGAGTCGACGACCTCTCGAAATGGGTCGCCCGGGTCGCGGAAGAGGTTGGGATCTACCCGTCCATGAAAATCTCATGGTTCGACGCCATGAGCCACGGCTGCAGCGTCAAGAGTGCGGGGTATGTGTTCCGAAACGGGCGATACGAGATCGACGAGATCCGGGACCTCCCGGCAATCACGTTCCGGCAACCCCCGCGCGCCACCGGTCTCGGGGCATCGCCACCGAACCCGCTCATGCCGGGGATCGTGTGGGACGCGAACGCGAAGAAGGTCCGCGCCTACCAGACCGTCGACGACCAGTTCACGCTCACCGAACTCAAGAACTTCACCATCATCCGGGACCCGTCCACGCCGTTCCCGGCCGGCCGCGCTTACTGCCTCCCGGCCTACCACGTGATCGGCGCCATCGACCATGCCAACAAGGCCGCCGACCAGCAGGTGCACCGGGTCGGGGCGCCGCTCATCTTCCCGCAGATCACGGAGACGATCACGCAGGACCTCAAGGCTTGGGGCGACAACTTCGTCCGCAAGTGGGGCAAGGACACCGGGTTCATCATCCCACCCGGGATCGGGTTCCCGGACGTCAAGATCCGCGAATCGCAGACGGCCGCCGACCGGCTCAAGCTCCTCGTCGACTGGCTTGGCTACTATTTCAACCCGACCACGGTCCTGAAATCCGGCGCGGGGACGGTTATCGGCGCGTCCGACAGCGGAGCCATGCGGGTCTGGAACAACTATATCGGCGGCACGCAGGCATGGATCGAGGAGCAGTATGAGGCGTTCCTGCAACCAATCCTGACCGCGAACGGCTACGACGACCTCAACGTCCGCATCCATCTCAAACGCCCGGAGTTAGACCGGTCAACGGTCGTTGTCGAGCAACTCCGGGCAGGCATCGAGGGTAAAGCGCTGACGCGTGAGGACGTCCGCCGCAACCTCTCCGAGCTCTACCTCGGTGAACTCACCGACGAAGTCCGGGCGGAACTCGACGCGACGTATGCAGCCGCGCCACAAATGTTCTTCGAGAACCTTGCAGGGTTCACCCGCAAAGAGGGGCGCCGAGTCTCCGCCGCCGAACGCAAGATCGCCGCCGCGAACCTCGCGAGCCTCCGGGCGATTGAGCGCATCCTGGAGAAAGGGGGCGAAGAATGAAGCAGAGTCAGAACCGCAGATATATCACAGTCGAGCCGGACGGGTTCTTCACCCGGTCCCGGGTCCGACTGTGTCGAAACACCTCGTGCCGGCACAACCGGTGGCGAATCGGTGAGGTCGAATGCAACCTTAAGGAGATTGAACTTGACGACGCGGGCCGTTGCACTCAGGCCCGGGAGGTGGAACATGGCACGACTTGAAACTAATGACTGGGTTGAGGTGCATCAACACGACGCCACGGTCGTCAGCGGCCGGGCGATAGTGCCGGTGACCTGTACCCTCACAGACGCGTTCTACGCCTTTGCGAGCGCCCTCCTGTATAGCGCTCACAAGTATTATCCGGGGCTCCTGTAAATGCCGACCGACGAGACCTTCACCATCGGGGCCATAATCCAAATCCCTGGGAAGTACCGGAATTACGCGGATCTCGCCGCGACTGAGGCGTTTCTGGAAGAACATATCCCTGCCATTCTGGCAAGATTCTGGGGGGATGAGGAGGATCAATTCTCCTGCGATGTGTGGAGGAACGGCTAATGCCGACCGACGAGCAGCGCAAACTGATCGACGAGGTCCTCGCGGACCGACAGGAGGCGATCGCCGCCGCCCTCGTCGAAGAGGCCGAAGACCTGATCCCGGTCGCGGTGACCTCCACGCTCGGCGAACTCCAGCGCATGCAGCGGACCAAATACACGAGGCAGGTCGTCGACGGCATCACGAAGAAGCAAGTCGCCGCCTACCAGGCACAGGTCGCGAAAGGTGGCACTGACATCATAGAGCGCGTGCTCCGGGACAACGGCGACGGCACCGTCTCCGCCACCACGCGTAAGGCCTTCAAGCCCTGGCTCAGCGACATGCGAACGCGGGACCAGGAAGAGATCCTCCGCATCATCGGCGAGGGGCAGCGCGAAGGCATGCACCCTCACCAGATCGCCCGGGAACTCCGGACTCATTTCGACGGCACATCTCACAACGCCGTCACCGCTGCCCGGACGGAGGCGCAGAAACTCCGCACCGACGCCAGGATCGCAACCTACTCGAAGACGGGGGTCCGCTATCTCGAATACATCGCCGTCGGTGACGAGATGACTCGGCCGGAACATGCTGCCCGCGACGGCAAGATCTACCCGATCGGCGAAGCGCCCTGGCTCGGCGAACCGAACTGTAGGTGCACACTCATCGACGCCGATTATAAAGCCGAAGAGGGGGCCGCCGACATCGAACCCAACGAGACGATCACACTCTCTGCAGAGGACCTAGAATCATGACCCGACCACCAACACTCACTGACAAGCAGATGCAGACAATCCGCGAGAACATCGACCTCTTCCCTGCCGATATCCTGAAACTCCCTGAGTTCGAGGGGACCGACATCACCAGGCACACGGTCCGCAATTACCAGCGCCGCATCAAGCGAAGGGTAGAGCCCGACGACGAAGCGGCGCTTATAACGCTCCTTCGGCAATACATCAACAGGCATGGCCTCGAATCCAGGTTCCACGGCCCGCGGGGGGTTACGGGCTTCCTCACACACCTCGAAAAACAGATCCATTTACGCGCTGATGGGGACGCCGATATATAATCTGAGGCTGCTTAAGGCACGGATGCATCAAAAACCCCCATAGATTTTTTATATGGTGTATGACTGCGAAGTATAATTATGCATCGTGGAGATATCTCGCACTTGAACGTTTTTGCTAACCTCCACGACGTCACGCTCCAGCGCCTCGATGTCTACCAGAGTCACAAGACTCCGGTGTTTTACGACTCCCGGTTCTTCGCACCGACCGTGGATTTGTGGAACGTCGTGCCTGTGATTTATGGCGACGTCGCGCCTGGAAAACCTGCCAAACATCCTCGGTTCGAGGACGTCGTGAACGCCACCCTCCCGCCGGAATACCGGGTGGTTGGCAGCGTCAGCAACGCCCACCTGACCGGCGCCGGGGAGAAGGCCCTCATGGGCACGGTATCGTTCTCCGACCCTGAGATCGAACGTATGGCCGCCGCTGGCGAACTTTCACTCTCCACGGGGTTCTCGTCGCCGGAATCTCCCGACGACCGCCTCAAAGGAGCGACCAAGATCGCCGGAAACGTCATACCCAACCACGTGTACGTGTTCCGGCGCGGAGCGTGTCCGAACTGCTTTCCGAACGACAACGGTGCGATGTTCCACAACATGCAGCAGGAACCAATCATGGATGACGAATCAAAGGGCATACTGACGCGGATTGCCGACGCGCTCAACAGGGCGCCGGAACCGCCGCAGCAGCAGTACGTGAACGTCGCGGAGTACGAGACCCTCAAGAAGGAGCTCGCCGCGACGAAAGAGGCGCTCGCCGATCTGGTGAACGTCATGAAGACCGAGAAGGAGCCGGAGAAGAAACCGGAAGTCGACCAGGAGAAAGAGAACCTCAAGAAAGAGATTGAGGACATGAAGGCCGAGCAGGCGCAGGCCGCGGCCGACGCGGCATGGGGCGCCGTGAAGGCGAACCTACCGGAAGGTTGGCTCGGGGAGAAGGAGGCGGAGACCCGCAAGGCGTTCGAGACGGAACCCGCGACGTTCTTCGGCAAGTTCGCGGAGTTCAAGAACGCGCAGCCGGACGAGAAGGCAGCCGAGGGAGACGGAACCGCCGGCGCCGGGGGCGAGACCCCTGACAAGGACGAAGCGGAGTTCAAGAATCTCGCGACGGAGTTCGAGAAGAAATACGGGATCCGGGTGGTCTAAATGGCATACGACAAAGGCGAGATCTTCCTCGGCGCCCGGGTGCAGGTCTTCACGGCAACCGCCGACTTCGAGAAGGGCGACGTCGCCACGGTCACCCCGGCCGCTGCGTCTACCGCAGCCCCCTGCGCCGAAGACGGTGTCGGACCGTTCGCGGTCGCAATCGAGAAGATCGCCAACGGCAAGAAAGGTCGCTTTGCTACGAAAGGCGAGGTCGCGGTCGACTGTTCCGGGAACTGTTACGCCAGCGCGGTCGTAACGGGAAGCGGCGGGAAAGTCAAAGTCTGCGACACCGACCCGTCCGGGAACAACATCAAGCCGCTCGGCCGTATGACGGTCGGTGGCGCAACCGGCACCGTGGGTGTCGTCGACCTGGGGGGGTTCTGATATGACAAACAACGCAGGAATATTCGGAGAAATCCAGATAGCCGGGAACTGGGCACAGAAACGCATGATCATGCCGGTCCTCATGGCCACGCAGGAACAGACCACGCTGGCCGACCCCGCGATCTGCCCCATTGTTCCGTTCAACAAGATCAAGGGGACGATCCCCACGCTCGGGGACGTTCCGGTTGCCTCACAGCTCCGCGAGTTTGAGCACGCTGTCGCCGGTACCGGCAAGGCCGGATCGTTTGACATCGAGGTCCTCAAGGACCGCGTGGTCCTCCCGGTCTCTGATGAGGCTATGATCGAGAGCGACGTCGGCAGCCCGATGACGCTCCAGCAGAGCGCGTCTTCGCTTGCACTCGCGAGTGACCTCAACCGGCAGATCGCAGCACAGCTCAACGCGACTCCGCAGGTCTACGGCACCGACGGCGACCTCGGGAACTGGACGAGCACCAAGCCCACACTCGCGCTCGGCAAGATCGTCAGCGCGATGGGCGTCCACCGCCCGACCGCATTCGTCATGGGCACGCTCGCCGCCGAATACTACATCGACGCCGTCGGTGACAAGGCTGCCGTGCAGAACATCGCGGAATGGAACAACGCCATATCGGTCCACCCGGCGCTCAGGATCCCGATCTTCGCGTCGACGGATATCGACAAACTCGACGACGCCAGCGGCAACCGCTACGTCTTCGGCGTCTGTGCGCGGACACCGGGGATCTTCCAGGTGATCTCCACGGTCAAGGCCCGGACCTATGACGACCCGGATGGTGGAGCGCAGGTCAACCAGTACGATATCTGGCGGTCTGTCTTCTCCAACATCCGGCAAACGTCCAACAAGAACCAGGGCGTGATGTGGGGCTGCATGAAGGAGAGCTAACCCTCTCCTCTTTTTTGGAGGCATCATGGCCTTCACTCCATGCAACCGGTATGGTATCGCCGGGATCATTGACGACGAAGGACGGCACATCATCGCTGACGATATCCGGCATGCTATCTGGAGAGGACGAGCGTTCTGGTTCTCGCACCGATTCGCCGCCGTCACTGTCGCCGGGACTGCCGATATCCTCCTCGACCCGTCCGCCAATGACACTAAGGCCGTGCTCCGACTCGCTCTCGATATCGAGACTGGCGTCGACTGCACGGTCGGGATCTACGAGGACCCGACGGCATCGGCAGCGGGCACCGAACTGATCGCCTACAACCTGAATCGGAACGGCGATCCGAGCATGAGCCGTGCCGGCGCCGTCTATCACTCCCCCTCGGTCTCTACAGCGGGGGCGCTCGCGGCGCCGCTCGCCTATGTCGCGGCACACACGCCGACCGACATCACATGGCAGGGGGTCATGGGTTCGGTCGGTGCCGGTGACGTGGCGCGATCGCCGTTCCCGGAGATCTACCTCAACCGGGCGAAGAAATATCTGATCCGGGTCACGAACGCCGGTGCGGCGGCGGGAGATATCGTCGTCTCCGGGCGACTGATTCGAGAACCAAACTACTACGAGGGCTAACCATGTCCGAATCGTTCGCCAGCCGGTTCATGACCGATGACGAGAAACGGGCGATGATCGCCCGCGACCCGCAGAGTGAGCAGGCGCTCCACAACGGACCGCGGACCGGGTTCGCGCACAACTGCTATGCCGGCGGCCTTGGCATGTTCCTCCAGAAGACCATCAAAAACACGGTCCTTGAGAAACTCCTCGATACCGCGTGGCAGGGGTTCCTGAAATACCGGTGCGCCGGGAGTAAGGCCGCCTACCGTGAGGCCCGCAAGAACCCCGATGCTGTGTTTCAGTACGACGATCCTCTCCTGGCGCTGCTCAACCGCGTCATGAAGGAGAGCATCGTCGCGCACCATACCGACAACGACGCCGTCAGGAAACAGCAGCTCATGCGGCAGGCGACGGATATCACGCTCACGCTCCTGAACGAGGATATCTACTACCGCGCCCGGGCGAAATTGCACCTGAAGGATATCCTCGACGCGGTGAACGCGGACCCGTCCCTGCTCGACCTCTCATCTGACGAGGAGAACAACGTACGGAGGTGGAACCGTGCCGACGAGCGGTAACGTCATCGCACTGATCCCGGTCCTGACCCCGATCACGCCGACCCCGGATCAGTTCGATCTCCTCTACCCCTACGCGCTCGACGAGTTCGAGGGCGACGACCCCGGGTGCAGCGAGACCGGTGCAGAGCGGGCGCTTGCCTATCTCGTGGCGCACTACCTCGCTGGAGGCCAGGGGCAGGTCGGGCTGCAAGGCGAGAAGATCGACGACTACTCGTACACGCTCTCCGGCGTAGCCGCTGGTACGTCGCGGTGGTATGCGATGTACTTGCAGCAGCTTGGGCGGTGTCGGGAGATGCAGGCCGTCTCGGCAAGCGCCCTCGCCGGCACGCGGCACGAAGACGCTGCAGGGCTCAAAGACCTGCACCTCGACCAGAACCCGATCGTCTCGGTGAACGAGGAGGATCATGGATGAGTCTTCCTGAGGGGAGCAGTCTTGGGACCCTGACCGACCGGGAACTCCTCCTGATGGTCTACAGCAAGGTTGACGTTATCGCAAAATCGCAGACCGATATCGAGTCCCGCGTTCGAGTCCTGGAGGCGGAGAACAACCGCACCCTCGGGCTCATGGCCGCGACCGGCGGCGGGTCGGGGGCCATCGGGGGCGGCGTCGTGGCGATACTCCTGAAACTCCTGGGAGGGATCTGATGAGCCTCGCCGGCCTCCTGAACCAGACCGTACAGGTCCGGCGGCGGACCGGGACCGACTACACCGGCGACCCCGAGTATGCCGACCTGGTCACCTACCCCGCCCGAATCTCCTACAAACCGCGGCGGGTCCTGACCGCGACCGGGGTTGAACGGTCGTCATATGCCCGGGTCACGGTCGCAGTTGAGGCCGGGGACGAGGACCTCGTCGTCCTCCCCGATGGCGTGGAGCGAGTCCCGCTCCAGATCTCCCGAGTCTACGACGGCTCCGGGCAGTTCCACCATTCCAGTATCGACGTATGAGCAAACGAAAGGAGAATTAAGTCACAATGGTAAACAGAGCAGCAGGAGAAATCTATAAGACCTCCTCGATCCTCGCGCAGACGTTCGGGGAGACGGTCGCAACCGCGTTCGGTCTGGTCTTCTACCAGAAATCCGACGGCAAACTCTATCGGGCGCTGGCAAACGCGGCGGCAACCGTCGCCGGCAAACTCTTCGTCTGTCTGGACGCCGCTACCGTCAAAGACCGGCCAGGCAACGTCCTTGCCCAGGGGCTCGTCGAGAAGACCGGTTGGTCGTGGGCCGTGGGCGGGCTCGTCTACGTCTCCCCAACCTCGCCCGGCGGGCTGACACAGACCGTGCCGACCGGCACGCAGAAGGTCCGGCCCGTCGGATTCGCAACGAAATCCGACCAGATCGACTTCCGACCCATGTGGGGCACGGGGGCCACCTACTCGATCAACTTTGCAGATATCCCGGCCAATCCTGGCGACATCCTCGTCCGGAGTCTGACCGGGTGGGGTGCAGAATCAAACGTTCCGGCGCACCCGGTCGTCCCGAGCATGCGGAACCGTATCCTCCGGATCAAGGACGCCGCGGACAACGATCTGGAGATCCACCAGGTCTGGGTCCCGAAGTTCGAGTCCGCCGGATTCACGCAGGAGAATCTCAACGGGATCTCCTGCGGCGGGTTCTGGATGGACAAGTATCAGGCGTGCATGCACGACGCCTCGAACGTCTCCCGAGGTAGCGTCGGTGCAAACAGTCCTGGACTGAACGGCGCTGCAAGCATGCCGGGCGTTGTCGTGTGGACGGACATCAACTGGTCCAATGCCATGAAGGCGATCGAGAACCGAGAAGGGGTCGCGAACAAGGCAACAGGCACCTGCACGGCGTCTGGGACCAGCCCGACGAAGTTCTATGCGGAGGCCGCCACGCACCTGCTCGGGCGCCGAGTCCGGGTCACGCAGGACGGGGTAACGTATATCCGGCGTGTGGTGCGGACCGGCGGCGACGCCGACGCCAACGCAAACGCCGCGAAACTCCTCGAACTCTATCCGGCGCTCCCGGCGCCGATCACGGGCAACGACACCTACGAGATCGTCCGCCATTTCCTACCCGGGGGATATGAGTGGTTCAGCGTCGCCGCGTGGGCGATGAAGTATCCGTATCAGTACGGTCTAGGATACCCGAAGGGGAACAACGACTGGGGCAAGGATCACGGCGACGCCCGTGCGGCGGTCAACGAGGGTATCCCCGACCTGGTGAAACCCGGATACAGCGGCAACGCGATTGCCCGATGCCTCACGGGGACTGGGCCGGCATCATGGAGTCTGAACGGCAAGGAGGATGGGATCTACGATCTGAACGGCAACGTCTGGGAATGGACCGATCTCCTGATCGGGACCGCCGCGGATCACACGATCGACGCAGAGTATCCGGGTGCGGGGCATATCCTTCCGACGTCGAACGGGTACGTCGCATCGTTGTATGCGCCGACCCCGGACGGAGGAAACTCGCTCGCCGCAGAGGTCTTTGCGCCGGCAACAGTAGGGTCCTCGAACCCAGAGTTCGGCGGCGATCACTACTGGCAGGCAACGGGTCAGCGTGCGGCGATCCGTGGCGGGCGTTGGAGCTACGCCGCGAACGCGGGGCTGTTCTGCCTGGACCTGAGCGCTGATCCGGGTGCGGCGCACGTCAGCAGGGGCTTCCGCGGAGTCTGTTGATCTGGAGATCTGGCATGGTGCGCCGACACGAGAATCTGAAAATCTGGCAGAAATCATACGATCTAGCCAGGGATCTGATGGAGATCACCGTGCGGTTCCCGCGCCCACAGCAGTTCAACGGAATTGGGAGTGAGGTCCGGAGAACCGCGCTCGATCTACTGGAGACGGTCATGCTAGCAAACGACACGAAGAAGATCGCAGTCCACAAGGATATCGATCACACGATCGATCGCCTCCAGGTTCTCGTTCGGATGTCCCGAGATCTCGGATACACCAGTACCGGGCAGTATGGGGCGATCTCAGAGCAGATCGTTGAGATTGGGAGAATGAACGGTGGGTGGATGAAGAAGGCCGGTTAGGCCTTCCGACACTCCGGGGCCGGGTGAGGAAGCCGTTTTTGTGAAAACGTGCGGCGATCCGTGGCGGGAATTGGAACAACGCCGCGAACGCGGGGCTGTTCTACCTGAACCTGAACAATGATCCGGGTACGACGAACAACAACAGGGGCTTCCGCGGAATACCGTCCAGGGATGGTATACGTAACTACGGTTGCGTTTAAACTATCAGATCGACAGTACATCACCCGGGGTAAACCCCGGCGCTCGCTGAGCGGAATACAAAACAGGCTCCGGGGAGGTAGTAGGGCGACGACCCGACCCCTCCCCGTCCACAACACTCCCATGAAGACGTATACGGGCCTATATCCTCAGATTTGTACGTTCCCGGCTCTCCATCGAGCATTTTTGCTCTGCAAGAAGGGGAAACGAGATAAAGACTATGTCACCGAATTCGAGCGCAACCTCGAACAGAACCTGATCTCGCTCCGTGAAGAGTTGACCTCCGAGCGATGGCAACCGGGCAAGTACTCTAGATTCTTCGTCGAGGACCCAAAACGCCGGTTGATCAACGCACCGCCGTTCCGGGACCGGGTTGTCCACCACGCAGTGTCGACACTCTTAATCCGGATCTGGGATCCGACGTTCCCGTTTGGTTCGTTCGCCTGCCGGGCCGGGAAAGGAACGCACGCAGCGGCCGATAGGATGCAACAGTTCATGCGCAGGTATCCGACTGGATCGGGGTACGTCCTGCAATTGGATGTGAAATCCTATTTTGCGAGCATTGACCACGAGATCCTGATCGGGTTGGTCGCAAAACGGATCCGCGACCGCCGATTCATGCGCCTGATCCGGCAGATCGTCGAGAGTTATGAGGATTCGCCCGGAGTGGGCATCCCGCTTGGCAACCTGACATCACAGGTGTTTGCGAACATCTACTTACACGAGCTCGATATGTTCGCAAAACACGACCTCCGGATCAAGCACTATATCCGGTACATGGACGATGTCGCCTTGGTCCACGAAGACAAGCGACAACTCTGGGAATGGCGTGACGAGATTGAGGCGTTCCTGTCTGATCGGCTCCGGCTTCGGCTGCATCGGAAGAAGCAGGTGCTGGCTCCGGTCGACTGCGGCGTCAAGTACCTCGGATACTGGATCTACCGGGACCACATCCGAGTCCTAGCACGGAACGTCCGGAGGGTCTACCGGAGACTCCGGCAGATGGAGGCCGGGACGTTCAAGGGAGATGCTCGGGCGTCGATATCGTCGTGGGTCGGCTACGCGAAGCACGCCGACGCCTACGGGCTGAACTGCCAGATCGCCGAACGACATCCGTTCCTACGGGTAGCGTTCGAACCAATTGAGGCGAGATAATGACTAGAAAACAGATTATGCGAGTCCACACGGCCAGCGGCGTTGAGGAGATTGACGCCGACCGGCTACTGGTTGAGAACGACGAATACATCCTCCTCCGGGGAGATGACGAGGTCCGGCGGATCCCGATCGAGGATGTCGCCACGGGGACCGATCCTGAAACCGGAGAGGAGATCGGCGGCATCACGACGATCTTCTCGAAGAGTTGAGGATATGGCGAAGAAACCGAGCGTAAAGACGACATATGTCGACGGCGATCAGACCCTGATCGCAAACCTCCGGGTATACGAGAAGAACCTGACCGCCGCGGTCGCTGACGGCATGCGAAAGTTTGGGGGCCGGGTAGAGTCCGAATCGACCCGTCGGTGTCCAGTGGAGACCGGAGAACTCCGGTCCCGGGTATTCAGCGAGGGGCCGCTCAAGGACGGCGACGAGTATGTGCAGGTGGTCGGCTACGAGAAGTTCGGTGCGGCCTGGGAGCAAGGTAGGGCCTATGCCCTCCAGGTCCATGAACGGACCCACGTCGCACACAAGGTCGGCGAGGCGAAATTCCTGGAGAACGCCGTGAACGCGCTCTCAGGCGAGTATGCGAAGTATCTCCAGAAGCTCCTCGGGCAGGTGAAGATATGAGTGTCGGTGACGACCTCTGCCAGCACCTCGCCTCGCTCTCGGTTGGCACGCTCGGCGCCAATCTCTTCCTCGGCGTCATGCCCGACAAGGCGACCGCGATCACCGTCGTCGAGACCGGCGGACCGGCCCCGTATCATGACTATGGGCCGGAAGAGATCCTCGACCGCCCGTCGGTGCAGGTCCTCGTGCGGAACGCCAAGTATCGCGACGCCCGCACAAAGGCCGACGAGATCCGGGACCTACTCGACGGGATTGCCAACTGGCCGATCAACGGCACCCGCTACCTCTCGATCACGGCCATGAACGATCCGGTCTACCTCGGGAAGACGGCGACGAGCCAAGGCGAGACGCACGAGTTCTCACTGAACTTCGCCACGGTCCGGGAACGGGCGGCGAAGACCGCCGGGCTCTGTGGCGCATACTTTGGCATGCAGGAGTGGTATACCCCATGATTGGCAAAGGATCGATCCTCTATGACGTGACCGCCGGCGAGACGATCGCCCCGGTCTCCGCGATCGGCCGGCTCGACCTCGAACGCAGCGAGATCGAGACCACGACACACGGACCGAAACGCCGGAAGACGCACGCAGTCGGACTGAAACGCGACGCCCCGATCACGATCCGGCTGAACTACCGGCCGAACGACGAGCCGGCGGTCCGCCTCCTCGAACGGTATGAGGCGGGCGCGTCTGCCGAATACGTCCTGATCTTCGAGGACCATTCGGCATACACGTTCGAGGCGTTTGTCTCCGCCCTCGGGCAGGAGACGCCGCGAGACGACCTGATCCAACGATCGTTCCGGTTCCTGCCGACCGGCATCACTGAACCGCAACTATCCGCCATCGCCTACTGTGGCGACTACTTCGGGGCGCCAACCTGGCTCCCGATCGGCGACGAATTCCCGGAGATACCGGCCGGGTCATGTCCGGTATCGTTTGACTCCAGCAAGTGGTATACATGACGACCTATTTAGGCAAAACGACGATGATCGAGGTCGGGACTACGCCGACAGAGATCACCGGCGTCGACAGTATCGGGGATATCGGCATCACGGCCGACGAGATCGAGGACACCGTTTACGAGACGGAGAAGTGGAAGACGTTTGTGCAGGGGCTCAAAGACGCTGGTACGTTCGATCTGACCTTGAACTACGATTCGACCAACGTGCAGCACAAAGGGTTGGTAGCCGCGTTCAACGGCGGGACGTCGGACCCCTACAGGATCACGTTCCCGGACAGTTCCTATCTCACGTTCTCCGCGTTCGTGAGCGGCATTGGGCTTACGACGCCGAAGGATGAGAAAGTGCAGAGAACCTTCACCCTCCGGATCGACGGCAAGACCGCGCCCATATTCAGTGAGGCTTGAACATGACCGACATTGGTAAAACAACGACAATTGCAGACCCGACCGGCACCATCGGCGCCGTGGATGCCATCGGCGACATCGGCATCACCGCCGACGAGATCGAGGACACCGTTTACGGCACTGGCGGCTGGAAGACGTTTGTGCAGGGGCTCAAAGACGGCGGAACGTTCGATCTGACCCTGAACTACGATAAGGCCGATACCGGCCACGTCCGGCTGACGAAGGCGTATGGGAGCGGCACGTCAACCCTCTACACCGTCACGTTCCCGGACACGTCGACGTTCCAGTTCACCGCATTCGTCTCCGGGGTCGGGATCGCAGTCCCGAAGGATGAGAAAGTGCAGAGAACCTTCACCCTCCGGATCGACGGCAAGACCGCGCCCGTATTCAGTGAGGCGGCCGCGGTATGATCCCTGACGTAACGAGAGAGATCGGAGGGGTGATCTACTCCCTCCGGTTCTCCGCCAGGACCACGATCGCGATCGAACAGGAGTTCAACTGCAAGATCACCGACCTGCCGAAAGTTATTGGCAGTGAGCCGAACGTTACCTCAACCGCACGGCTGGTGAAGCTCTGCATGCGGCGGGACGACAAGATGATCACCGACGCGGAGTTTGAGGGGCTACTGGACCGCGTCACGATCGAGGAACTCGGCGATATCCTGAACGACGCGATGCAGGCCGCCGCACCGAAGAAACCCGCGGGCGATGCGGGAAACTGAAACCGTTCTCCGGTTGGATGCACGAGTATCTCGACCTGGCGGCGGAGACTGGCTACTTCGACGATCCGCGCATCCTCTACGATCTGACTCCGGCAGAGATCGCAGTGGCGATTGTCGGCAAATCGAATCGCGACCGGCAACAGCAGCAACTGGAGAACATCCGGGCCGGGACCGTCTGCGCAACGATCTTCAACCAGCACCGGACGAAGAGATCTGATCCGATACTGACCTGGAAGGACTTCTTCCCGGACACGAGCGTAAAACCGGCGCAGCCGCCGGGGGAGATGAAACATCGATGCAAGGAGATTGCCTTGATATTCGGAGGGACGGTGACGACGCATGGCACTTAATGTCGGGGCCCTGATAGCGACGCTAGGGCTTAACAAGAAAGGGTTTGACGACGGCGTAAAGGACGCATCGAAGAAGACCGAGGGATTCGCGGCCGGGTTTGGCGAGAAACTATCGAAACTGAAGGTACCGATCGCTGCGATCGGCGCCGCAGTTGCCGCGATGGGTACCGCCGCCGTCCTCGCCGCGGACAACATCAACAAGGCGTACGCCGGGATCCGGGTTGGGAGCGGCGCGACCGGCGAGGCGCTCGAGATCCTGAAGAGCGACTTCGACGCGGTATTCGGCACGGTGCCGGCAGACGCCGCCGAGGTCTCGACGGCGATCGCGGACCTCAACACCCGGTTAGGTCTCACCGGGCCGGCACTGCAGGACATGGCGACGCAGTTCCTGGAACTCTCCCGTATCACCGGGACCGACGTTGCCAGCAACATCAAAGACGTCACCCGGCTCTTCGGCAGCTGGGACGTCGCCGCCGATGACCAGGCCGGTACACTCGATAACCTCTTCAAGACCTCGCAGTCGACCGGGATCGAGGTCGGCAAACTTGCCACCTTGAGCACACAATACGGGTCGACACTCCAGGGGTTAGGATTCGATCTGAAAGATTCTGTTGCCATGCTCGGCAAGTTCGAGAAAGAGGGCGTCAACGTCGAAGCGGCGCTTGCCGGCATGAAGATGGGGCTTGGCAAACTCGCGAGCGAAGGCATCACCGACCCCATTGAAGCGTGGGACGAGCTCACGCGGCGGGTCAAAGGGGCCGAGACTGAGATGGAGGCCGTCGGCGTTGCGTCGGAGGTATTCGGTGCCCGGGCCGCCGCAGAGATGGCGAGTGCTATCAGGAGCGGCAACATGGACCTCGGCGATTTCGTCGCGGGGCTCGACGCCTCCGAAGAGACGGTCCTCGGCGCCGCCGACGACGCGATGACACTCGGCGACCGAATGGGCATCCTCCAGCACAAGGCGGAGAAGGCCCTGCAGCCGGTCGGCAACCTCATGATCGGGGTGTTTGAAACGGCCATGCCTCATCTGGAGGCCGCCGGCGACGCGCTGGTCGAGGCGGGGGAGAGCGTTGCTACCTGGGCAGAGGAAGCTGTAGCGGCGGCCGGTCCGGTTGTCGATGCGCTCCAGGAGAAGATGACCCCGGCGGTCGAGTTCTTCCAGGGCCGGATGGATCATGTCGTCACATGGTGGGATGAGAATAGCAAGATCTTCATCGCCGCCTGGGAGAACATCGCCGCGGCAATATCGTGGGTCATCGAGACGGTAGTCGTCCCACTCTTCGAGTGGGCATGGCCGTACATCGAGGATATCTATTCTGGCGTGCTGGACACCATGCTCGGGGTCGCGAAGCTCTTTGCGTCAATCCTTGCCGGCGATTGGGAGGCTGCCGGGGACGCCCTGGTCGATATCTCCAAAGGCGCAATGTCGGCGTTCGTCGGGGTTGCTTCGATGGGTTGGGATGCCGTCGCCACCGGGATCGAGTTCGTCGGACAGGGGATCGCCGACTTCGTGTATGCGATGTGGGCGAACATCGTGCAGGCGACCGAGGACGCGATCAACAGCATGATCGACCGGATCAACGGGTTCCTCAAGGCGATCAACAGCGTCACCGAGAAGGTCGGGATCTCGATGCCGACACTGAGCCATATCAGCCTCAAGGCCGACAAGATCGAGGCACCAAAGATCGAGATCCCGCGATGGAGTGAGACCACTGCCGGCAAGGCATTCGACGAGTTACTCTCCTCCAGCAAAGACGCAGAGTTCGAGGACGCCGACGCCCCCGAGCAGGCGCCGGAACTCCCGAAATCATCGCTCCCAGTCGTTCCGAAACCCGAAATCCCGGCAACAGTGCCGACGACCGTCAAGGTGCCGCCCGTCGACGTGCCCGACTCTGACGTCCAGCTGCCCCCAACTCCCACGTTGCCCGATACCCAACCGCCGGCGGTGACGGCGCCGACAATCGAGACGCCGGTCCCGGTGACTGTGGTCAACTGGCCCGACCACATGCCGGCGGTACCGGCACCGGAGATCCCGGTGGTCGACGAGGACGAGTCAGAGCAGTCCGGCGAGGACGACATCGACGAGGAGTTTGCCGGGATACCTGAGCAGGCGGTCATATGGCCAGCGTTCCCGGAGTGCCACCTCCCGACGATGGCCCTCCCGGACTTCTCCCCGCTCGCGCCGGCGCCGGCACCTGACGTTGGCTACCTCGCGCGAGCCCTCGACCGGTTCAACATCGGCGGCGAGACCCGAGTCGTGGTCGAACTCGACGGCAACGTGATCGGAGAAACCCTGTTCCGCACCTGGAACCGGAGGACCGGAGGCGCGTTGAATGGCTGATCTCGCGGTGACGATCGGGGGGCGCCCTGCGGCATACCGGGCGGAGACCCTCTCGATCTCCGGCTCTCTCGGCACTCGAACGACGGCGACGTTCTCGACCGTCGACCATCCACCGTTCGACGACGTGGTCGAGGTCGGGCAGGTCGTCGAGATTCGGGACGAAACCACTGCCATCATATTTGCCGGCACCGTCGACTCGGTCGATGAAGAGATCGACCCGGGCGAACGAGTCCGGTTCAAACGACTCGCCTGCGTTGACTACAATCAGATCGCCGACCGGCACCTGGTAGCCTACGTCTACCAGCCCGACGAGGACAACCCGGCGGTCTACGCTGGAGACGTGATCCGGGATATCGTCAGCAGGTTCTTCGTCTTTGGAGGAGTCACGGAAGGCATCGACACGTCGGCGGTGGAGAACGGGCCGGCGATCGAGAAGTTCGTCTTCAACTACGTGCCCGCAAGTCAGGCGTTCGACGAGATCGCTGAACTCGCTGGATATATCTGGTATATCGATTACGCAAAACGGCTGCATTTCACCCCGAAAGACCGGAACACTGCACCGTTCGCGATCGGTGACGACACGCAGAACTGGCGCAACCTGAAGATTAGCGAATCCCGAGACCTCTACCGGAACCGGCAGATCGTCCGGGCCGGGACCGCGCTGACGGACCCCCGAACCGATACCGTGGTGGCGACCGAGGCCGACCAAGAATATTTCGAGGTCTCCTACCCGATCGGCACGGCGTCGGCGGTGACGGTGAACGGGGTTGCGAAAACCCTCGGGGTGGACGGGTTGCACGAGGGCAGAGACTTCTACTGGTCGTACGGGTCGAACGTCCTGACTGCGGAGGTTGCGCCGGGCGCCGGGGCACGGGTGGCGTTGACCTACCGGGGCCTGTTCCCGATCCTTGTGGACGAACGGATCGACGCGGAGATCCTCGCCCGCCGGGCGCTGGAGGGGGGCACCGGGGTCTACGAGGCGATCGCCGACGACCCGGCTATCAACGTGCAGACCGTCGCGGTGCAGAAAGCCCTCGCCTACCTCAGAAAGCACGGCGTGATCCCGCAGACGATCCGGTTCGAGACCGATCGCCCGGGACTTCGGCCGGGGCAACTCCTACCGGTGAGGGTTGCGACCGCAGGTCTTGATGACAACTACCTGATCGAATCGGTCAATATGCGCGATGTGCAGGGCGCGGTCAACCGATATCAGGTAACGGCGGTCTCCGGCGACGCGCTTGGCGGCTGGCTGGAATGGTTCTCGGCGTTGGCGCGACAGGCGCAGAAATTCGTGCTCTACGACGAGGACCAGGTCATGATGCTGAAAATCGTGACGGAGACGGTCCGCGTGTCCGATTCAGCGGCAGAGTATGATCGGGGCACGGTTGGCCGGAAACCAGAGTCGCGCGTCGGGTTAGCGCGGGCAGACTTTGCAGAAACGGATTGGGTGCATGCATGAACGGAACGGTAATAGTCAAGGATAATGTGGTCGTGACGGTCTGGGAGGCGGGAATGCTCGTCAAGACATATCACGTACACAACACGTGGGGCACGGCCGGGCTGAACGCCCTCCGGAACTGGTTCGCCGGGCTCGGGGGAACGCCGATCACGCACATTGCGTGGGTTGATACTGCCGGGGTGGAGCGCGCCCGAGACATTGTGACGCAGCGGGTAGTGACGGCCGATAAGGCCGTTATGTTCCGGCAGTATCTCCCGTCGGCGTCATCGGCGAATGGGTATACGCTGAACCGGATTCGGGCGTACAACGCGCAGACCGGAGGCACGCGGTTCGCTGAGGCGACGTTCGACGCGGTCGGCGTGGCAAAGACATCAAACAACCAGATTACAGTAGAATGGACACATGAGTTCGCAGACGGAGGTACATGAAGATGGCATACAGTCCGACGACATGGAACACAAACGACGTGATAACGAAAGATAAACTGAACAAGATCGAGCAGGGCGTGAAAACCGCAACGCGGCTGAGCGGCACGGATATCGACGCGGATAAGAACTGGAATGGCAAGAACATCACGAACGTCGGGGTGATCCGAACCTCGGACGTCACCTGCGTGGGGAACACCAACATCCTCTTTCTCAGTACGCCATCTAACACGGTCCAGGCGAGTTCTACAAATGTATTGGAGGGGAACATTTCGGAATGGCAGACAGCAGCGAAATTTTTGATGCCGTCTAATGTTCTTCGGGGCGGGATTCGCATTAGTGCCCAAGTCAAACAGACGTACATTTCGGGTTCCTATTCCTCTCCACAAACCCGAATATTCGTGGATGGGGTAAATGTTGGAGAACTTGTTCCTGTTAGTGGTATAGATTGGAAAGGGGCGAGTAAAGACATATATGATGATGGTATGTGGGGGTCGATCGTTGAAATCAAGTTCATGTCTGGTCAAGACCCGTCGAACAAGGAATGCGGTATTCGGAATTGCAGTATTCGTGCCACGTTTTCCCGTCTTCCGACGTCGGAGACGCCTGTAACCCAGACGTTGGTGTGAGGTATCTCTGTACCTACATGGCCTGAATAGCCCCTCCCTATAAATACCTCCGTCCCCATTAACTCACATGGTCGATTCTCAAACCTCTTTCTGGACCCCGGCGCGCATCGCCGCGGTGATCGGGGTCGCGCTGCTCGTAGTCCTGCTCGCCTACCTGGTGAGCCTGCCGCAGAACCAGTTCCAGCCGGCCGACCTCCTGGAGCCGAAATACGCCGCCGATGCGGATCTCGGCTACTGGATGGTCAACAAATACGATCAGGAGGTTGACGTCTACCACCTGCTCGTGGTGATGGAGCACGACAACGGCACGTTCGAGTGGCTCGACGGCGACGGGATCTGGTTGCCCCGGCGCGCCGTTGAGGGGACGTTCGACGTGATCGGATCGTTCGACCCCCGGAAGGCCGCGCTCATGCGCGGATAACCCCTTTTTTCTGGAAGAGGTAGAACCGCCTTACCCTCCCTGAGATCGTCGACTGTAGGCAATCTGTGAGGGCGTTTCCTCAGCAGGGAGGGGTGAATTCCCTGAGATCGTGGAGTAAGGTGCACTAGGTGCACTAGGTGCACTAGGTGCAGTACCTCTCATAAACTCCTACATGAGTACATATAGTAGAGAGTCTCGCACTGCACTGTTTGTCTGCACCCAGTGCACCAGGATCATAATACTCTACCCTGACGACCCTCACCACCTTCACCAGCTTCCCGGCCCATCCTCCGCTGAGCGGGAGAACTATCAGAATCGTCAGATGCCCCATACGATTAGAGGCATGGACGTGTGCCCAATAAGATACTTATATATACTCATATATACATAATATATATTGGAGGAATATGACATGACCTCATCAGAATTAATTGAGAAACTGAAACGGGCAGGGGGCAACGAATGGCAGGCCGGGGACCACCACCGAATTTATTTCAACGACCTGGAGGATCTCTACGGTCTGGAGACTACTCGCTACAAGACCGGGAATATCTCCACTGCGTCGCTACGGGGGGAATCTATCAGCAACAACAAGGCCCGCCAGATCTCGTATGCGCTCCGCTACGGGAAACTCTACTACGATCTAGTGGAGGGCTCCTGGGGCTCCCGGGAAATCCCCGAGAGTATCGACGATGAACTGATTGAAATCATCCGGCGCAAGGCCGGGCTGACCGAAGAGGAGGAGTGAAACAATGACGATTTTTGACACGACTAGTTTGGAATATGCGCGCCCGATCGACCTGCTGGAGCCGGCCTCCCAGGACGAGGGGCCCAGGTACATCGTCCTGGCGGTCGACTGGGACGCGGTCGCAATCACCGCGGAGACGCGTGACCCGACCGCGACGGCGGTCTCTGAGCGGCAGTGGCACGGACGCGTCAGCGCATACTGTCTCCCCCCGACCGTCGACGCGGCGCGGCTGCGGGGTTGGGTCGAGGCTGAGGTGGTGCCTCGCGCGATCCCGCTCGCTGAGGTCTACGAGACGGAGTGGGACGGAGATAATTACGTCGCCGCTTTCCCGGGGTGCGAGGAGGAGAAAATCGAATTCGACGCCTGGATGGAGCGGGCAATTCCGCCGACCCACGACGGCGGCCTCTGCACTGCCGGGGATTGGCTCGCCGACCCTGTCGAGGGAATCCGCGCGGACTCGTCCGACGAGTTCCTACGACAAGCGGCGGAGGAGATCGTCAGTGACGCGGCCGCGGAGGACGTCGTCCTGGTCGGCGGCCCGGGTGCGGTATTTGAGCACCTCTGTGAGTATCGGGGCGACCTGCAGACGGAGGCCGCCCGAGGCCCCGATAAATTCCTCATCGAGGGATACGAGGCCGTGGAGAGGACCGTTATGCCGTTCGGCACCGGCGGTCACGCGATCCTAAAAAAGGACTGGGTCGGGAAGCGGGTGAAGGTAATTCGCCTGGACTGAGACCGGGAACGATACCTATATATACTGATATATACATAATATATATTGTAACAGGTGAGAAAAAATGAATGTATCAAATCTTAAAACCATCTTCGGTGGATGCATCACGGCGACCAACATTATCCGCGACCAGATTGAGGACCGCAATGACGTGGCCGTCTGGTATCTGAGCGCAGGCGAGGTGCCGGTGACGCCGGCCGCAATCGTCGACGAGGTGCAGGACGCCTGGGAGGCTGACCCGGATTCCCACGTCCTCCCCGCAGAGATTGCGGCGCTGAAATGGGTGGCGGACCGTGAGGGGATCCCCCTCCGCGATCAGTGGACCCAGGCCCTCGCCGCTGCCAACCCCGGCATCCCCCGCGAGGCAGTCGAGGCATGGCTCTACGAGGAGGTCCCTTTGAGTGCGGCGGTCGCAATTCCGATCATATCCCAGGACGTGTATTACGGCCTCTGGAGGCACGAAACGCTCGGGGATGCGCTCCGGGCCATCTGCGACGACCTCCGCAATGAATTTGACGCGGCGTATTTCCCGGCTGACGCGGACCGTCAGGAGCGCGCCGCCGAGGAGATCCTGGAAGTATACAAGCGGCGCGGGTAGTCAGGCCCCGCCCGGGTCCAAGGCCCGGGCGCCGCATCTCCTGAATTGGGAGAGAGATGGAAAAAATGAAGTATGTAGTACGTCTAGGATGTTTCGGTGAGCGCATGGTAGACAACGAGGATGAGGCGCTCGCATTCGTCCACGAGCACTACCCCGATGGGGAGATATTCTCCATGGGCGACGTAGACGATCCGGCAATCGGAGAGAGCCCGATCTACGAGACCGGCAATCAGGACGACACGTGGGCGGTTGGGAGAATCTACAGGCGGCGTGGGTAACCAGGCCCCCTCCCGGGATCGATGCCCGGGACCGCCATTCCCAACGGCCCGCCTGCCCGAGGGTAAGAACCAACGAGGTGAAAACATATGGTAGAAATGACCTGGATCTGCGAATATTGCGGTCGAGAGAACCATCAATCCGACCGCGTCGCCCTCAAGGAGCCTGCTTGTCTCCGGTGCGATCACCGTCGCGGGTCTCGGATGGAGAGCGTCGCGAAACTTGAAACCAAGATCGCCGAGCTCATGAAATGGGATCGAGCCTATACTGACAAAATCAAACGTCTCGAAGCGGTGAACATAAGTCTGTGGGACGAGATCGCCGCGAACGCCACAGAGCACGACAACCTGCTCGACGAGCGAAAAGAGAACCTCCTGGACCTCATAAAATCCCGGGAGAAGTTACAAGCGCTCAAGGACCTCGACCCAGAGAGTCGCTTGATCACCGACGACCAACGGATGCTCATAGAGGGAGATCATGACACCAGAATCTAAGTCTCCCTCCCCCCTCCTCCTAAACTCGATCGCGGAGTTAGCCGCTCACGTTGCCACACTCCCCCCGACCCCCAACATCGATGTCTGGTGGATGTGCCCCGTCTGCGGCAACAAGAACTACGGCGTCCTCCTCGGTTCCTATGTTCGGTGCCCCGAATGTCGAGACTACGCCCACCCCCCGGCCGGGATGCAACCGAAGTCGTGGGTAGAACTCCAGATCGAAGATATCGAACTTGAGATAGAGTCACTTGAGGATGAGCTGATTCCTCTTCAGGACGAGGCAGATGCTCTCCAGATTGAGATCGACGAGAAACGGATGCAGATCAGAAGACTGAAACAGTCTATGAGGAGGGGGTAACTGATGGGAACAAACTTCTATCTCAAGGGCCACCGAGGTGACGACGACCCGAAATATCATATCGGGAAACGGTCGGCTGCCGGCTTGTATTGTTGGGATTGCAGAATAACTCTCTGCAAGGGGGGCGAATCGGCAATCCATCGGGGACAACTGACCGCCCAGCCGGCAGGAGGCATCCGGTGGAGAGATGAGGACCGGGATCCTGATCGAGTCCCTGGCTGCCCGAGCAGCCCCGACGAGACCTGCGCGGGGTGCATGATGCGCGGCCGGTGCCGCCGGCCGGGGGGATTGAACGATGGATGGTAGGCGCCCGGGCCAGAGCGGGCTGTTGCGGGGCGGCAACTGGATGCAGAGGGACCAGTGGGAGCACATCCGTGCGAGGCCGGGGTCGGAGCGGACGATTTTTGGGACGCCGGTCCCCGGGAGCCTGTTAGAGACGTTAGGGCGCCTGCGCAGGGAGGCGGAGGCCCACCACTATGCCCAGGAGGAGCAGCGCCGCCAAGCCCTCACCGCGATCCTGGCCGGGCTGGTGATCATGGTCCTGGCGGTCATCATAATGGGGGCATGAGTGTGGAGGAGGGGTTCCGATCCAACCCGACGGCCCTGTGTGGTTTCTGTCCCGGTATACGCACCTCACCGGCGTCGACATCGATGCGGAGATGCTCCGAACCTACGGGATCACCGATGGTGCCGACGAGCAGACACGCCGCCTGGAGCCGATCCAGTGCCCGACCTGTCACGCGATCAGCCCGCCTGGGAAACAGTATTGTGCTGACTGCGGCCGGGCGTTGACCCTGGGGGCGGTATCGGCGCTGGATGAGGCGATCGCAGAGGCGCGCGCGGCCCCGGAGTTCCAACGACTCCTGGAGCTGCTCCGAGAGGGGTGACACTTTCGCCCCGCGCACACCCAATCCGTATATAGGGGATGTACCATAGGGGGATCATGTACCCCAGAACTCAGTATTTTCCAGACGACCTCGCGGCAGCTCTGGAAAAACAGTATCCGATCGAAGCCACCATCCTTGAACGAAAACAGAAAATTAAGCAGATCAGGGTTCCTTCATCCCCGATCTGAGCAATTCTAGCAATCTTCGGAACTCCGGCGATGCTCGGGCCTCCCGGATCGCCGCATCCATTTCTCCTGCTGCCTCCTCGGTCAGGGGGTGGCCACATTGGGGGCAGAACCTCGCTTCCGGCGCAACACGCGCGTGGCAGCGGTCACACACATGCCCGCGCACATGCTCGACGTATGCCCCACAGACTCCCGACACCAACCCTGATACAGACATGTGGCGCTCCTCCGCGATACGCTTAATTTCGTCCGCGGTGTCGCGGGGCATCGTCACATTGATTCGATCGTACTTCACCATCTCATATACCTCATGATAGTATTACGTGTGTACAGTCGCCCTATGGGTATATAATTATATCTAACCTACGCACATCTAATACAATTCTAGCAATCTCGCTCACACTAGATAGACTACAATACGACAGGTATATATACCGCCCACGACAATGTGATCATTGGATGTGCAGAAACATGGCCGGGAAAAATCCTGAACGGATCGGCGCCGTCCTGACGCCGCCACACGATAGAATTGTCGAACGCCTCCGGGCACGCGGGTGCCGCGACTCGGAGATTGTGCGGCGGGGCATTCGCCTCGTCGCGGAGGAGGAGAACATCCCTATCGAGGAATTAGCATGAAGAATATTACGGAAGAAACGCTGGCTGCAATGCAGCAGCAGGACCCCATCGCCGCGGGCGTCTGGCAGCGATGGATCAGGACTGGGAACGCACGGATTGTTGAAAAAAAGGAAAAAGAGGTTATGATATGTTGAAGTCAGGTCGTGGCCAGGGATCCTCACCCGCCAAGATGCAGGGTCGGGCCACAGGAGAAGTATCGACGTTTGAGAATATAATCGTTCGCTCCAGAGCCCACTCTGCACGCGAGGCCGGCCTCCCTGGACGGGCGGATCGGGAAGCGGCTCCATGCGCGGATTGTGCGAGCGCTATTCCGAGACCGAGCATGGAGTGGCGCGGATCCTGCGGCGTGCCGATAGTTCGGTATGGATGTGCAGGGGATCCTGATGCGTGCGGGGGGCGGTCCTGATGGCCTGCAACTGCAACGGCTCATGCGGGCTCTCCGCCGTCCCGACCTGTGATCTCGTCAAGGAACTGATATCCCGGGAAGGGGTTGTGGAGCAACAGGCGGGTCCTGGCGACATCTACCGGATCCCCATTGCTACCCCCGGTAGAGGGGAGAGCACCTATATTGACCGCGGTCCCGCCCGGATCCTGGGGGTTGTGGACTAATGACCGCCGACAACCTCCTCGAGCGCGCGTTCATGGCCCGCGTCAGGAGTGAGGAATACGCCGCCGAACTCAAGGGCCTGCAGGACCCGTTCGACGAGCAGATCGAGGCTCTGAAACGGGCGTTCGACGAACGCGAGGACGTGATCGCCCTCAAGCGCAAGATCGACCGGTGCGACCATGAGCGGAAGACCTGTATCGATCAAGCCCAGGAGGCCGGGATCGAGCGGCAAGGGTCGTTCATCCTCAAGGTCCGGCGACGTCGCCAGAGGACAATAATCCCGGCCCAGTTCTTTGCCCGGCATGGCGCGGAGGCGTTTATCAAATGCTCCACGGTTGGAATCGGCAAGGCTGAGGAGTTGCTCGGAAAAGGATCGATCGATGACTGCTGTGAGGTCGAGGAGAGGGTCCTTGGGGCGACGGTGGAGTACGAGCGGCAGGAGGTGCGGGAATGATCCGATACCATCGTATCTCTACCCACGACGCGGCAATGGATCTCGTCGGTGAAGACGTCCACGTCAGAGAGATAGGCTACTCACGGACAAAGTGCGGTTTCGCTTTCATGCACCTCGAGTGCAAGGGGGCTCGGTACCTCGTCCACGTCGATCCCTTCCCATGCATCTGCAAGGGGGTGCGGGAATGATCCCGGCACTCCCCTGTGGGTCATTTGCTGACTCTGCAGCCCCAGGCGCGTTCTATGTGGCCGCGTTCGAGGATAGCGACAGTGCCCTCCATGTCGGAGAATACCGTATCGAGACCGTGATCCGGGCGCTGGAATCTCTGAAAGCGTGCGGCTACGAGGACGTAGAGATCGACAGCATCGAGCACGAATCTCTCAGGCATCTGATCCTGGTCGGGTTGACCGACGAGTCGAACGGTAGGAGGCCTCCGGGATGTATTGCCGTGTGCCCTGTGGTGATGTCGCAATGACCGTCGTTCTCCGCCAGGGACCGGAACTAATCCCCCGGTACCATGAGTGGCTCGAGGACCGGGGCTACACCTACGGGACCATAGAGCGCTTCATCAGGGTCGCGCGTCGGCTAGATAAGGCGTTCCCTGCCGGGATCCCCCTCGATTCTGATCGGTTGCAGCGGGCAGCTAACTCCGCCGGTGCGGCAAAAACCAGCCGGCGGAGTAACGCCCAGGGGGCCCGGAGATTCTACGATTTCCTTGAACACGTTGCCCTATCAGGAGGTGATCGGGCATGACATATAACCTAAAATCCGCCAAAATAGGCGGAACTATCAATTTTGGCAGCGCCGGGTCGTTCTCATTCTCGTTCGGCGCTGAGATCGGCTCCCCGGAGGACTACCTCCGGCTGGTGGAGCAGGGAGCCTCGTCGCTCCTCGGACAGTTCCGGGACGCCGATGAGGAGACGAAATCTGCAGCCCGAGCCTATATCGCTCGACTCTGCAGTATTCCTGAAGACCGGGTGCCTGTGGTGCAGCCGGCACAGAAGAGCGCGCCCGTCGAGGAGTCAGAACCTGCTCCAGTGAGGGCGCCGGAACCGACTCCGATCGCGCCACCGAAGCCCGCGCCCGCCGGTGATGGGCCGGCCTGTGAGGTATGCGGGAAGGCGATCTCCCAGAGTCAGGCCCAGCTCTCAAAACTATTCGCGGACCGGCCGTTGTGCAAGGCCTGCCTGGAGGGTGGGAAATGAAGCTCACCCTCGAGGGCAACGAGGTGTGCGATTACCTCAAATACCTCTCATCCAGACGGGAAATCGTAATCCGTCCTCAGACGAGCGGGCCCTGCGTGCACTACGGCGCGGACGGCTGCGAGTATCGCGGTGAAGGCCCGTGCCCGCACCTCTACTATGACAGTGTAGATTGCCCGATCATCGATATTATGCTCGCGCAGATGCGCAGGGGGGGGCCGGAGGACGCAGTCCCGACAACCCCCAGGGTTCCGGAAAACGGCGACCCCTGGACGGAGGAGGATGAGATCCCCCTCCACAAGGCAGGGGATCCGAGGATGGCGATCGCACTCTACCGGCTCAAATATCCTGAGACGACGCGGACAGATCGGGCGATAGAGAGCGCATGGTACCGCATGCAGCAGAGGATCCGGGAGCGGGAGGGCTCACTCCCGGACTTCCCGGGGGATACCTACCCGATCACTCAGAGTGTGGATGAGCCGCGGTACAGTGTCGACGACCGGGTGCGCGTGAGCCTGCCCGCGTCGGCGGCACACGGCGAAACAGGGCGCGTGGTGCGCTACTACTCGGCTACAGAGCAGTACCTGATCAGACTCGACGACCTCCCGGAGATCGTCTGGGTTAGAGGTGGCGCGCTGGAGGCGGTCTGAATGGCATTCGTCCCTGCAGGGGAGGCCCGGTTAGACCTTTTCACCGACTCTCTGATCCTCGATATCGGCGCCGATACGTTCGTGGTCCCCCTTGTCAGGCTCGCAGATCTAACGTCGCACCGGGCGGGGTCGATCGCGATTTCCCGCCGGTATTGCGGAGATTCCCCCGGGAAGTTCGAGGACGTGCGGCAAGGCGTCTGGCTCCGGCGGTCGAAGACCGGGCGGGCGCTCATGTTGGTGATGGATAGTCACGTCTACTCGATTCCGATCTGGGCCGTGCTCGAGGTCAAGGACGGGATCCGGGATGTCTGTGAGATCTCGCAGCTGGTGACTGACGCGCGGCAGCTGGACGATGCCATGAGCCGGCAGGCGACGCTGGAGGTGATGGGATGACGTGGTTCGTCTACGACCCAGAAGATGAGTTTGCGATCTATCAGTCGGAGGAGGCAGCAAAACAGGCATTTGAGGGGCGGATCGAGGTATGGCGGAAATGGTGCGTCGAGAACGGCGAATGGGATCATGACATCGATCGAGTCTGCATGGGGAAGGTCACGCACGAGGTAGAGTTACTGCCCGTTGACCTGCCCCCGGAGGAGTTGCTGGATCTTATAGCGTGTGGGATGGCCACAGAGGATTCTGAATTTTGGGATGCATCCGTATCTCCCGCATTCGACCGGCAGGGGTGCGAACAATGAAAACGAAGATCGTCAAGACTCGCGCGGCAGCTGGACGATGCCATGAGCCGGCAGGCGACGCTGGAGGTGCGGGTATGAGTGTCGATGACGCCTCGGTGCGGTTCGAGATCGGCGGCCTACCGGTGCAGCTCGTCCTCCCGAAACGCGACATGGATCTCGTGGCGCTCCTCCCTCAGGCGGCCAAGATCCTCCAGGGAGGGCGCGACAATGAGTGAGACCAAGCGGTGCACCAAGTGCGGCGAGGAGAAGCCGCTGACAGAGTTCTATAGAGATCGTACGAAGTCGGATGGGCGGAAGTCGTGGTGCAAACTGTGTACGAGTGGATATCAGCGAGAATACTATGAGGAGAATCGCGAGAAGAGGGCAGGACAGCGACCGCGCCGGACATTCCCGCTCCTCCGAGATCGCGCCTGGATGGAGCGGAAATTGCTCAGAGAGCTATTATCCGTCGAGGAGATCGCCGCCGAGGTCGGATGCTCCCCCGCGACGGCGCGATCTGCGTTCCGCGATCTGGATATTTCAATACCTCCGGCCGCGGTTCGGGAGCTATTCCGGTCGCGGATAGGGTCGCTGAGCGAGGGGGGGCGAGTATGATCTCGCGAGGAGACGTGGCGACGCGAGAATACCCCCCGCATATTTGCATAGACCCGAAACGGGGGGCAAAGGGAGGCAGGTTCGTACTCGTGACCTGCCAGATGTGCGGAAAGGAGGTGCGGATGTCGGAGGGAAAGGTTGTAGGTCGGATCCGGCATGGGCGAACGCCTCAAAAATTCTGTAGCTACGAGTGCTGTGGGCGCTATCGGAGGCTCAACCGATGAGCTGCCACGACTGCCGGCACCTCCGCCGTGAGGAGCCCTGGCCCTTGTTCGACCTCTATTTCTGCCGTCTTACAGGGGCGCTAGTTGGGTACGAATGCCCGCTCGGGGCCGTGGAACTGCCTGGCTGTGGCGCGCAAGAGGCGGGGTCGCGGTGGCCGGAGGGGGCGATCGCGTGAATAGATTACAGAACATAGGACGGCAGGCCGGTCAACTACCAGGAAGACGGCCCGCCGGACGACCACAGACGATGTACGAGAGTGATCGACAATGATAGAATCATCATCAACGGCTATAAACCGCACGGTCAACCCGACCACACTGATAATTGATCCAGAGTTCAAGACGCTGATCCCACCGTTGTTACCCGTAGAGCGCGCCGGTCTTGAGGCGTCGATTTTAGACGAGGGGTGTCGCGACGCCCTGGTGGTGTGGCGCGGGCGCAATATTCTCGTAGACGGGCATAACCGATACGAGATTTGCACCAAACATGGGATCTCGTTCGAGATCGTGGAGATAGAACTTGCTGGCCGCGACGAGGCGATCGACTGGATCTATCAGAACCAGCTCGCCCGGCGCAACCTCACCGACGAGAAACGATCCTATCTCCGAGGGAAGCAGTATGAGCACCGGAAGAAGGCGTGGGGTGCAGAAAAAGGTGGGCGCGGG